GGTCGCGCGGTGCAGGAATAGCGGTCATTATTTTTTCATCCAAGGTGGTGAAGATGCAGCAGGAGCCGCGGCGGCTGGGCTTGCGGCGTTGGTTGGCATGGCGGAGCCTTCGCTTGCCTTATAGCCTTTTACTTCGTTTGCCGGCTCGTAACCCTCTTGGGTCTTAATGGCCACCTTAACCTGAAGCGTGCCACCAATAAGCTGGTCGGTGTCGCTGATCGCCGGCAATCCCAAGGCGCGGGAAATATCGCCAAGCTGCTGCAAGCCAATTTCTTCCGCCTTTGGGTTAGCATTGCGGATATTGATGTTGCTAAACAGCACGCGACCTTCATGCGTCGGCCCAACAACGTCAAGGCGCAGTTTGATGTATTGGCCTGATCCGTCTTTGGTTGGCTTCAAGTCCGCTTCGGTAATGCGGCCCTGATACCATCCTGCGGGTATTGGTGAGAAATTAGACTGGCCTTGCGGCAGTTCGGCGGTTGTGTATGTTTTACCAAGAAAAGCCATGATTAGGCGTCCTTCTGTTCGATTGAAAATGACGGCCGTCCAGGCGTCGTGGTTACAGCACGTACAAGAATGTCCGTGATGGTCTTATCTGCAGCCTTCCAAGCGGCGGCGTTAATTTCCGGCTTCCACCGGAAAAAAGTGCCAAGATGATCTGCAAAGCCATGCTCGGCTGCAATCTCTTGGGCTAAATCAGCGTCAACCTTTCGATTGAACCGTGTTACAATTGACACCTCCCAAGGGCCGACGTCTTGCTTGACGGTGCCTTCCTGATCGGCCTTGATGCGCATGGATTGCACCATTTGATCCTCAATCGTGCGACGGCGACTAATCGCCTGCGCCTCGTCTGTCTTGGCGCGAATCCAATCAAGGCTAAGTTGCTCAAGGTCCATTAGAATGGTGCCCCGCTGATCTTGGTGATAATGTCGCCAAGGTTTGGCAACTCCCATTGATCCAGTTTGCCACTACGGTCCTTGGCCTGCCAAAGTCCGTCGGTGTCGGTCATTAAACCGCGCACTGGCTTGCCTTCGGCGTCCCGTTCAATTCGAAGCGCAAACACACCATCGAATTGATACGGCAATGCTTGGCCAGCTTTGTTGCCTGGCATTGAGGGCGAATAGAACACCTTGCCCAATTCGTCCTGCGACTTCTCAAGTTTGGCAGACATGTAGACGTGCTTATTAGGCAAGTCACGGAAGGCGCGAATTAATCCGCCCATGTGGTCCTGCATTGCACCATAAGCCTGTCGCGGGTCTTTTGCCGTCGCCTTCTCGGCAATCAGGACAACCTCGGCAATTTCGCTGATGCTATCAATTGCCACAGATTGAAATTGCTTGGCCTCGTCTGATCCGACAAGCCATTCATAAGCCTCGGTCAATGAAGCCATGCTGTTGACTTCAATGTAAGGCAAGTTTGCATCGGCAATGGACAAAAGCCCAGCCTCTGAGCTTAGGATAATTGGATTGGGCAAAGTCGGGATAAGGCTTGTCTTGCCTGCGCCCGCTTGGCCATACACAAGAAACTTAACGCCGTGGTCGGCGGTCAAGCCCTTCGTGGTCTTTAGGTTAATTGCCATGTTGTTGCTCCAACCATCGGTCTGCTTGATGCAGGTTGACGGCCCGTTGACAATCGCAGTGATGCTAGTTTATGTCAAGTGAAAATGTGCAGGAGTGCAAAGCTATGAACATAAACAACCAAGAAACGCTAGATTTAGTGCGCGGCGCTCTTAAAGACCGCAAGCTGTTGCGCGTAGCTGAATGTACTGGATTATCACGAAACACGGTGCAAGCGGTTGCGGCTGGCAAGGTGAGCCCGCACCCATCCACAATTAAGGTTCTGGCTGACTATTTGGGGGTGAATAATCGTGGCTGATTTGGTTTCAATTTTTGGCGGGTCTTTTGTTCCGCCCGCACCCAAGACGCCGGACATCCCAGAACAGCAATTGATTGATGCAATTGCCGAACACATGACGCCGCCCGCAACCATTGTGATGGACGGAAAGATACGCCGATTTAGTCCTACGGGGAAGAATGGCGATGACGCTGGATGGTATTTAGCATGGGGTGACGGGGTTCCCGCGGGCTCGTTTGGCAATTGGCGTGATGGCGTGGCGATCAATTGGACGGCGGACGTTGGACGTGAAATGACGATGGCCGAAAAGATGGCCAACGCCAACCGCATGAGAGATGCGAAGAAAGCACGTCAAGAGGCTTTAGAGGCCAAACGCGACACGGTGGCTGATACGGTGCTGACCATTTGGGAAAACGGCGCACCTGCAAGCCCAGATCATCCATACCTTGCCCGTAAGGGCGTGCAACCGCATGGCACACGAGTAACAGGCGACGGGCGGTTGATGTGTCCCTTGTTTGACATGGAAGGCAATCTGCGAAGCCTTCAATACATTTCCGCTGACGGTGGCAAGCTATACCATAGCGGCGGCGAGACAGGCGGCATGTCGTATCAGATTGGCACCGGTTTTGGCCCGATTTACATTTGTGAAGGCTTTGCCACCGCGGCGACGGTTGAGCAATTAACAGGCGAGAGGGTGTTTGCAGCTTATTCGGCGTCGGGTCTCGTGTCTGTAACGTCCCAGCTTCGTGAAAGGTTCCCGCACGGTGATTTGGTCGTGGTTGCAGACCATGACGTGTCAGGCACAGGGCAGAAATACGCCGAGCAAGCTGCGGCAAAATATGGATGCCGGATTATCATGCCGCCAATCATTGGTGACATGAATGACTATGTGCAGGCAGGTCATGACGCCGTGGCACTCTTTGCGCCGCCTGAAAATGATTGGCTTGTGCCTGCCGATGAATGGGCGAGCCAGCCCGCGCCAATTCGGTGGTTGGTCAAGGGATGGCTTCAACGTGACGGCCTTTCAATGGTCTTTGGCCCGTCTGGTGGCGGCAAGACCTTCTGTGTGCTTGACTGGTGCCTTCACATTGCCTCTGGCTTCACAGAATGGCGCGGCCGCAAGGTTTCGGCGGGCGGGGTGGTCTATCTGGCAGGCGAGGGCCATCACGGCCTTCGCGCTCGTGTGGCAGCTTGGAAGCAACACCATAAGCCAGAAGGACCAATGCGCATGTGGTTATCCAAGTCAGGGTGCGACCTCAACACGCCCCAAGGATACAATCAGGCCCGTGGGGCAATTATGGCCCTGCATGAAAAGCCCAGCCTGATCGTGGTCGATACCTTGCACAGATTTTTGGCGGGGGATGAAAATAGCGCGGTTGATACCAAGCAGATGCTAGATGCTTGCTCCGGGCTTATGGGTGAGTTTGGGTGCAGCGTTCTTTTGGTGCATCACACTGGCGTCAGCGATGAATCCCAACACCGCGCGCGTGGATCTTCGGCATGGCGCGGGGCGTTGGAAAACCAGATTGCCATTATGCCAGGCAAAGCAATTGAGATTATCGCCAAGAAAATGAAGGACAGCGAACCGCCCGAAAGCCTGTTCTGTGAATTGCAGTCGGTCAAGATCGACGGCTGGCTAGATGAAGATGGCGAGGCGGTTACATCTGTTGTGCCTGTCGAGGCAGAAGCTGTCGTGACAGAAAAGCGCGACGGCACCACCGCAAAGCACATGAAACAATTCCGTGGAGCGTGGGCTGTAACGGGGTATGAAACCGACGGGCAGGGACGGCCTTTTGTGTCCCGCTCTGGGCTCATGCGATACATGGTGCAGCATATGGGCCTGACGGAGGCAAGCGCTAAAAAGGCGGTGCAAGCATCCGATGATCGTAGGATGATCGGATACCTTTTGACGGCGGAAATTATCACCACCGATGGGGCTGGTTGGGCCGTTTTAGACCCCGTTCAGGCGGGTCAAATGATGCTCGAAATGAAGGCTTTAAGACAATGATAAATGTCTTCACACTTTTCAACAAAAACAAAGGCTTAAAAAAATGGAAAATCAACGAGACAAAAAAGACATTAGGGGACATTTTCAAAAATGTCTTCCTACTTTTTAATAAAAACAAAGGCTTAGCAATAAGACATGCAAGACAAGGGGACAAGACGAGACGGCGGGGACAAAAAAGACACACTCCCTTTAGGGAGTGTCCTTTATGTCCCGCCTCGATGTGGCGATTTTTTGTCCCGATTACCTAACACAAAATCACTTGGAAACTTTGCAGCTTGACCAAATCCGCAAATCCCACTAGCCGCGTTGATGGGCAAACCTTCGACGGGCCAACCAAGGACCGCGAAACATGACAGACTACCCAGTCTACATCACAACCAATGCACAAGCAGAACGTGCTGTTGCTATGTCGGCGGCAAAGAAGGCGGCAATCAGGCACATCGACCGTGTGGCCGCTGAGAAGCGGGGCGAGGTCAAGCAGGTCCGCAAACTGGACGGATTGGGCCTCCTGCACAAGCACGGCGAAATCACCGATGACATGCACAGGGTGGGGCTGGCCTATCAACGGGCCTATGAGGCTTGCGCGGGGCTTCGTGGTCGCAATCCGCTAAACGACCAACCCCCAGGCGACAAAGATGCCGCTATGCAGCTCACAATTGACGCAGGACGGCTAGTTGAACGTTATGAGGTGTTCTGTACTACAAAAGGCGAACTTGCCGCTCTACGGGCAATTGTGGGGCTTGGAGAGAGTGTCCGCGAGTTCGCTGGTGGTGGTCGTGCGCATCGCGAGGTCACAGATCGGATTGTTGGGTTATTGGCCCGTATGGTGGAGGCAAGGTTGTGATGGCATTTGCAGATCAAATTTTTGACGTGCATGAAATCGACGGCGGTTTCTGGTCATTCAATCCCACGATGGATGAATTTGAATATGACGACGATGACCCCCTTGACCACGGGAACAAATCAAAGGCATAAGAGCCCATCATCTGATTTTCTGTCTGGTGTTTCCTCCCAACCTTGGCTCGCTTCGGCGGGCCTTTTCTTTTGGTGAATTATGCCCGTTCTTGAAAATGTGCGGCATGAGCGATTTGCTCAAGAATTAGCCAAGGGCAAGACACAAGAGCAAGCGTATATCGACGCTGGTTATGCTGAGGCTGGAGCAAGGGCAAACGCAAGCGCCTGCATCATAGCAAATCATAACATTATGGAACGTGTCGCTGAGTTGCAGTCTGTGGTGGCCGACAAATCCACTTGGGACGCTGCTAGGATCATAAACAACTTGGCTAGGTATGCTGAGAAGGGTGAGGCCATTGCAGAGCCTGCGGGGCTTTCTGTGGCTCGTGCTTCGATGATGGATATTGGTAAGCTGCTTGGCCTGATTGTCGATAAGGGCGAGAGCAAGCAAGAGCATAGCTTGCAGGTCCAAATGATTGAACGGCGTATCGTTGACAGTTCTGACGATTGACACGCCACGCTGGGCAAAAAGTCTTTTGTCACCGGCTCGTTACAAGGGCGCATACGGTGGGCGCGGTTCGGGTAAGTCGCATTTCTTCGCTGAGTTGCTGATTGAGCGGTGCTTGATGGGTGAGACGCGCGCGGTCTGCGTTCGTGAAATTCAAAAGAGTTTGAAGGATTCGGTTAAGCAGTTGCTGCATGACAAGATTGTCAAGCTGGGGCTACAAGCGTTCTTTGCGTCGTCAACTGATACGGAGATACGGGGCCGCAACGGTTCGCGCATTGTGTTTGCGGGGATGCAGAACCACACGGCTGATAGTTTCAAGTCGTTTGAAGGCTTCGATATAGCGTGGGTGGAAGAGGCGCAGAGCCTTTCGGCTAAATCGCTACGGACATTAACGCCAACCATTCGTAAGCCTGGCAGTGAGATTTGGTTCAGTTGGAACCCTGCCAAGGCTGATGATCCGGTTGACGCGCTATTGCGGGGATCTGCGCCGCCGTCTGATGCAATCGTTGTGTCGGTCAATTGGTCGGACAATCCTTGGTTTCCTGTGGCCTTGAAAGAGGACATGGAACGGGATCGGCAACGTGACCCTGATATGGCTGCGCACGTTTGGGACGGCAAGTATCTAAGCCAGTCACAGGCCACGGTGTTCCGCAACTGGCGTGTGGAAGAGTTTGAGACGCCACATAACGCGGTGCATCGCTTCGGGGCTGACTGGGGCTTCGCGAACGATCCGACGGTTATCATTCGGGCGCATATTGTCGGTCGAGAGATACGCATTGACTATTGTGAAGCTGGTATCGGTGTTGAGATAGACGCAACGCCTGCCATGTTTGACAAGGTGCCAAACGCTCGCAAGTGGGCAATCTGTGCGGATAGCGCACGGCCTGAAACGATTAGCTACATGCGCCGTGCTGGCTTCAAGATGGTGTCAGCGGTCAAAGGTCCGGGCTCTATCGAAGAGGGTGTGCGGTTCCTGAAGGCTTATGACATTGTGGTGCATCCGCGCTGCAATGTGCTTTTACGGCAAGAGTTGGAAAACTACTCTTACAAGGTTGATCCTTTGACGGAAGAGGTTCTGCCAATTTTGGAAGATCGATACAACAACACAATCGACGCGCTGAGATATGCCTGCGAAGTCGTGCGCAAGGCTGGCAAGCCAAAAGACGAAGAAACCAACAAGCCCAAAGCTAGGGACTATGGCCTAAGACGGGCTTCGGAGGATAACTCTTGGACGACAGTTTAGACCAGCCAGAAACCATGCAAGAGGAGGTCGATTACGGGCCTCAGCTTATGCGCTTGGTCGGTCTGGTCGAAGATAGCGTGTCTGACACCGACAAGAGCCGCAATTGGTCTGTGCTTGGTCGCCAGTTCTATGACGGGCAGCAATACACACCGCAAGAGTTGGAAGCGTTTAAACGCCTTCGCCTGCCTGACGTGGTGCTTAACTATGTGCAACCGGCTGTTAACTCAATTACGGGCGTGGCTCGTAACATGCAGGTTGATCCGCGTGCCTTGCCTCGCAATCCTGACGATGAAGAAGCTGCTGAGATTGCCACGAAGGTATTGCGCTACATCAGCGACATAAACCGCTTTGACACGATGACACGCGGCGACTGCTTGGAAGATGCGGTAGTTGGTCATGCTGGTGCCGTTATCATTACATGGGATGAAGAGACGGAAGATATTGGCTGCGAGCGGGTCAAGAATGAGGAATTCATCTGGGACGCTGCAAGCCGTGAGTATGACTTTACCGACGCGCGCTATTTAGGGCGGCATCGTTGGGGCTGGATTGAAGATTTGGTCGCCATGTTTCCGGACAAGGCTGACAAGTTGCAAGCGGCTCAACAGGAATCGGTGGCCATTGATCCTGCAATGGATGACAAGCCACGCTTTCAATGGGCTGACAGGGGCAAGACGGGCGGACGTATTGCGGTGGTTGAGTTATACCATCGTGAGCGTGGCACATGGATGCGGTCGCTATTCACGCGCTCTTGCATGTTAGAGCATGGGCCTAGTCCTTTGCTTGATGCACGCGGCAAACCTGCTTGTGGTATTGTGGCGTTCTCAATTTACTTAGACGTTGACAACAATCGGTATGGTCCAATCCAGACCATGATCCCGGTGCAGAAAGAGGCCAACAAACGGCGTCAAAAGCTATTGCAGCATGCGTCTAATCGTCAGTTGATGGCGGTGCCTGATCCAAACATTATTCCAGAAGCGGACGTTGAAACCGCACGACGTGAGGCTGCAAGACCTGATGGCGTTATTCCAGTCGGTTATCAGCCTGTGCCTGCGTCTGATATGGCTGGCTTCCAAGCGCAATTGCTACAAGACGCTAAGCAACACATTGACCGCTTAACGCCTGCGCCTGCTGTATTGGGTCGCCAAGACGCCAATCAGTCTGGACGGGCAATTATGGCGCGGCAACAGGCAGGCATGCAGGAGTTAAGCCCTGTGTTTGTGCGCTTGGCTGACTTCACGCTGCGTTGCTATCGCGCAATGTGGGCAAGGGCTCGCCAGTATTACAACGAACCAAAGATGATCCGCATCACCGACGACATTAAGACCGTCCAGA